CATATGATGCAAGTATAACATTGTTTTTCTTTTTACTATTCTCTACTATCTCTCTTACATTTTCTCTATCTTCTGTATCTGTTCCACCATAAACATAGTGTAATGTTCCGTTCATTCTACTTACCATTGGGTTAAACATCTCCCACAAGACTTGACCATGTTTCTCTACATACTGAAACAATACTAATGTATTACCTCTTAAACTTCCTACTAGATTTGTTATAAACTGATTTCTACCTTGATGTGATACTAGATAATTCATTTCATCTTGGTATGACATCTTTTTTTGTTTAGTATGACGGAGTATGACGGTTTGTATGTCAATTTTTGCAATCGTACCCTCTTCAATCAACTCTGCAGAAGATATAACTTTCTTAACAGGACCAAAAAGACCCTCTAGTTGTAATCTATGAACTTCGGTACCATCTAAAGTTCCTGTGGTTCCTATTCTAATTGCAGTAGTCTTCATCTTCTCTAAGATACCTTTCAGTGTTTGTGCTTTAAATAGATGTGCTTCATCTCCTACTACAACATCAAATGATTGTAATACTTCTTTAGGTGCCTTTGCAAAACTCTGCCATGTTGTCACTGTTATAGGTGCATCGAATACTTCTTGACCATGATATATCTTACAGACTGGTTCTTTATAACCATAATCTATAAAGTCCTTTGACATTTGTTCTACAAGTGATGTAGTTGGCACTATGATAATTGTTTTCTTGTTGTAGTATCTTGCCAACATATAGATGATAAGAGATTTACCAGATGCAGTTGGAGATAAAAGAAGTTGTCTTCCATACTGAACACTGGATTTTAATGCTTCTAATTGATATCCACGAGGTTCAAATGGTAAGTCAAGCCCCTTGACAAATTCATCTAATTCAGGCTGTCTCTCTTTAATACCTAAAACCTCTTCAACTCCTTCGAATTCAAATCCTCTTTCTTTACAGAATTCATCGATATAAGGTAATAGACCTATGTAAATTTTATGTGTTTTGATAGAGAATAGTCTAACTTTACCATCCCAAAATTTGTTTCTATAAGACGGCATGAACTTTGCATTTGGAACTGTAAAAGAAAAGAAATCAAATAAGTCTCTTGCAAGACCATCATCACAATGGACTTTTAAAAAGACCTCATCTATTTTAGAAACTCTTACTATATTAGACATAACTATTACCTACACACCAGCCGACAAAGGATTTTCTTTGGCCTCTTGTCACAGGTGTGACTCTATGGTGCATATATGAAGGAAAGAAAAATATTGAACCTTTATCTTTTACTGAGTAAGGTAATGTCTTGATGTGGTCAGTCATATCTATAATAGGGGAATCATCCATGCAATCAAATGCTCTTTGTGGTTCCATCCATTGAAAATAACCACCCTCATAATCATCTGGAGATGATAACTGTAATGTGAAACTTAATTTTCTTAACATATTTTGTTCGTCTCTTTCTGGACCTGAATCTGTATGCCAAGTATAAAAATCTCCTTTATCCTTTTTAGTTGTTTCAGGAGAATTATATATTGTATATTGATATGATTGTCTATATGCAATATCAAAATTCCAACCTGTGTCTTCATTTGCTAAACACATTGCATCGTGTATCTTCTGTTCTATATGAGCAGGAACCATATCTTCTAAAAACCAACATACTGAAGAACTTCTTATTCGGTTATCTTCAGTTCCTTTATCTCCTTTTTTATTGGTTGGATTTCCTACTTGTCCTGTTTTTATTTCAGTTTGACTTGCAATATCTATAAGTAGGTCACATTCTTCATCTGTAAAGAATGCTGGTAATCCATATAGATAGTTATGATATAACATTATTGTCCTGCCATAAACTTTCTCCAATCGATTGTATTCTTAATCGTTTGGTGTCTCCAAGTGATGTTTTGCATACACTCTTTGAGAAAGTCCATTTGTATTTTTAGTAAATCTTCTCTTGCTTTTAATTTGGTTAAGTCTTCATCTGAATTAAAGAAGTAGTGCATATCAGCTTTCATTACTCTCATGCCATCAAATGGGTCATCTTTCCAACCATGTTTCTCTATGGTCTCTTTATCTAACTTACCATTATACCACAACCATTTATCTTTAAGAATAAGGTTATATTGAAACTGGCATTGTTTGAGTTTGACCAAAGTATCAGTAAGTAGTTCTGAATACTTTGCATGTAGTTTAGGGACATCGAGACTTGATTTGTCGAGTTCTATATCATCGACAATACAGTCTTCTTTCCACATCAATTTAATTTCATCTAAAGTCATATACGACCATTATAACATAATATACTAGTATTTATAAGGGGATTTAAGAGCCAGAATCTATATCGTAATACGAGAATATAAAATCTACTTGGCATGTCACTGGTTCACTATCTGAACCAGAAATCAATTCTAGTTCTCCTAATGATGTAGGAAAACAGTCATGAAATCTAAAGAACTTGTTTGGTATGTTCTTATTTGTATTTGTCACTAATGTGATATCAGAATACTGATTTAAATCACTATCAACACCACTCATTAAACCTGATGAAGTTTTTTGAGTAGCTGTGTAGGCACTATAATCTGCTGGGTCTTTTATTGGAACGATTGCATTCATCCAATCATAAACTTCTTTGAAGTTTTCTAAATCTTCATCTACTAAGAATTTGACACTTAGTTTACCAAATTCAATTTTATCACCTGGAAAATATGCGTCTAACCCAACACCAGCACCTTGTCTGAGTTCAGTGAATGCAAGACCAGGTATATTAACAGATTGAACATAGTATTCAACTGTTGGTATCTTGTCTATAAGTAATCTAAAGTTATTCTTATTTAGAATAGATTTATTAATCGTTGTTGTCAAGTTTGATTATCCTCTTGCTTGTTGAAGTATCATGGTAATCTTCACCTCGATACTCTCTTAGATTGATTTCTTCACATAGATAACCATCTTTTTTATACACTGTTGTTATCTTTCTGCTGATTATGTTTTTAGTTGTTTCTTTTCCTTTTGGAAATGATTTCGATTCCCAAGGTCCTTCTAAAACATCAACAGTCTTTTCATATTGTTTCATAGTATTCTCCATAACTATTTATATTTATGCGTTGACAAAGCGGTCACTTTTTTTATATAATGTATACATGACTAAAAGATTCAACACAATTCCACCAAAAACTGTCATTTTTGATGTTGACGGCACTATTGCAGATGTCGAACATAGAAGACATTTTGTTAATGGTGGTAATAAAGATTGGAATTCTTTCAAAAAAGAAACAGTAAATGATACACCTGTTCAATGGGTGTGTGATATTGCAAAAAGATTTATTGCACAAGGAGATAATGTTGCATTTTTCTCTGCAAGAAATGAATCTGAAAGAGCTATCACTGAGAAACAAATCTCTGAATGGATTGGAGATGGCCATCAAGGAGTCTTTTTGAGACCTGATGGAGACTTCTCAGATGATGCTGAGTTCAAATCACATTTAGCAGACAAGTTCTTTGCTTTAGGTGGTAAGATTGATTTAATCTTCGATGATAGAAATAAAGTCGTTGATATGTGGAGAGCAAAAGGATTTAATGTAGTCCAAGTTGCAGACGGAGATTTTTAGGAAACCGAGGAATCGTCAACCTCTCTGGTAAACCAGGCACAAGAACTAATGACGATAGTGAGGTGCGAAGTTCCTAGAATAGAGACCCCAATTAACCTGCTGAAGAGCTAGAAGTGATTGGGGTTTCGTTTATCTGAACCAAAAAAAATCCCCTCGAAAGGAGGGGATTTTAATATCGATAAATCGATTATACAGATTATAGAATGTTTGAAACAGCCATCTTTCTGTAGTATTGGTTTGTTCCGGCAGTTGCCATTCCGTCAGCTGGTGTAGCACCAACAAAAGGATTAGATACCATTCCGTATCTTGTTTTGAAACCAATTTTCGGTTGGAAAGTATTCTCGCCAACTGCTCTCACCATTTGAAGTGGAACATATGGGCAATAGAATAGACCAGCGTCATAAGGATTGCTTCCTCTGTAACCAACTGTCATATAATCAACACCTGCATAAGGGTCGATGTATACTTTAACTTTACCGTTAAGAACACCAGCAAATGTATTGCCTGTGTCATCAACATTTAAAGAAGTTGATAAAGCAGGTGCGTAATCTAATACTCCTGCCATTGAAAGAGCAGATGCAACATCAGAAGAACAAAGAATAAAGTTACCTTTACCTCTTCGTGTTTCTTTTGCTATTACATTAGCTTCTCTTTCGATTTGGAAAATCAAACCTTTGAATTTCTCAACTGACCATCTTCCGTTTGCATCAACATCTAAGTTGAAAGTACCTGCTGAAGCAGTTGCTGACGCACCTGTTTTAGCCTGCATGTTAACATTTCTGATAACTTCACGGTTGATTTCAGCAAGAATCTCAGATGATAAGATGTTTGCCAATTCTGATTCTGCATCAAGACCGTGGATTGCTTTGAGGTCTTGTGCCAATTCTAAAGTGTATTCCGCTTTAAGTGCTCTTGATTTAGCAGTTACTGTAGCTTTCTCAATTGTGAAAGCCATTTGAGCGAATCCGTTGGAAGCTTCGACATCACCTAATGCTTCTGCAGTTG